CGACGGCGATAGCAAGGTAACATTCAAGAGCTACGACCAAGGCCGCGAGGCGTTTCAGGGAACCGAGCAGGACGGTATCTGGCTGGACGAAGAGGCGGACAACTCAATCCGCAATGAATGTGTGCTCCGGCTGATGACCACAAATGGTTTGCTGATTGAGACGTTTACTCCGCTTAAAGGTATTACAGAGGTAGTGATGCAATATCTTCCCAAGGGCGACGCTCCGGCTGATGGATCATCAATCGTCGGCGAGGACAAAGCACTGGTGATGGCAGGATGGGACGATGTTCCTCACCTAGGTGAAGCGGATAAGCGCAGAATTCTAGCAGAAACTCCACCACATTTGCGTGATGCACGATCAAAAGGCATTCCAAGCTTGGGCAGCGGTGCGATCTACCCTGTGCCAGAATCGGACATCAAAGTAAAAGACTTCTCAATACCTAATCATTGGCCTCGCTTATATGCGCTGGACGTTGGGTGGAACAGAACGGCGGCGATATGGGGCGCGTGGGATAAGGATGCCGACACCATGTATCTTTATGCTGAGCACTATCGAGGACAGGCCGAGCCATCTATCCATGCTACGGCAATTCGCGCAAAGGGTGATTGGATTCCTGGCGAGATAGACCCGGCCTCGCGCGGACGTTCACAAAAGGACGGTGAACAACTTATGCAGAACTACAAAGACCTTGGACTAAAGATTGGTCCAGCCAATAACGGCGTAGAATCTGGAATATACGAGGTCTGGCAGCGACTTTCAACGGGTAGGCTAAAGGTATTTTCATCGCTAGGAAACTGGTTTTCGGAGTATCGGTTGTACCGGAGGAGCGAGAAGGGCGCAATCGTAAAGGAAAATGATCACCTTATGGATGCAACCCGCTACCTGGTGAATGCAACCCCGCATCGCTGGAAACTTCGCCCAACCAAGATTGACAGGGCGATAACATCACCTTATCAGCCATCCGACTCAACCATGGGATACTTAGGATGAGTTTAGTTCAGCTCAACATTGATTGCTTGACGATTTAAAAATATTATGTAAAATCAGAAATTGATGTAGCCTGGCTGCATTGATGTACGACAACACCTGCCTTGTGGCGTTGCAAAAGGAAATGATGACCATCACCCGGATAGCTCCAATTTCTCTCCCCGCATCTGACCCGTGCGCCCGGAGCTATCCGCCCTTATTCCGTCAGGCGAATTATGCTTACGCCTGACGATCTGAAAGACATCCCGGAAGAAGTTCTCGCTGAAATGGGCGAAAAAACGCCCGTCCAAAATGAAGAAATATTGAACAATCTCGCTACGGAGATTGCCAAGATGCGCAAGGATGCGATAGATGAACGTCGCGCTTCTGGAATAGAAGAGCTTTGGCTGCAATGTGAAGAATCCTATTGCGGAATTGATGATGCCAACCGTGGCGAGTTCGCTAATGCGCGTTGGGCTAAACCGCTGGCCATGAATGGGCCATTAACCTCCGAGTCCTCCCGCAGAGATGCCATCCGATCTTCCGCTTATGTGCGCCTCACTTCACGATACGTTGACGCGGGTGCCTCGAAGCTTTCAGAGATTGCATTGCCGATGGACGGCAAATCATTTTCCCTGGCCCCGACGCCCGACCCTGATCTGGTAAAAATGGCAGACAACAATACACCGGCCACCATCAACGGTCAGCCCGTAATGAATATGCCAAGTGAGAATGGGCAGCCAGGAGCGCAAGCCACCGTCTCCGATGTGGCGCAACACGACATGACAATCGCGCTGGCAAGAGCCGAAAAGGCCGAGAACAGGATATTGGATTGGATGACTCAATCCAGGTATCGCTCTGAGATGCGCAAGGTGATATTCGATGGATCACGCATTGGCACCGGCATATTGAAGGGGCCGTTCCCGATGATAAAAACCAAAAGTGCGGCCAGCAAGGACAAGGACGGAAACTACGAGATCGAGATAATTGAAAAAATATTTCCCGGCGCGAAGTGGGCTGACCCATGGAATTTTTATCCGGATGCCTCATGCGGCGATGATGTTCACAACGGTGAATATTGTTTTGAGTTGGATTTTCTTTCCAGAAAACGTCTGCGCGAACTCAAGAAAGACCCGTCCTATATTTCGGATGCAATTCAAAAGGTGCTTAACGAAGGCCCGGACAATGCTAATCCTGATTCGCGCAACCCGAACGAAAAGCAAGTCCTGAAAGACAAGCGCTTCAAGGTGTGGAATTTCTACGGCACCATCAAGAAAGATGAATTTCAGGTTGCGGCTGCCAATAAGAAAATGGCTTCCGCCGTAGATGATGATGATGTGTTTGCCATCGTTACGCTGGTAAACGACACCATCATCAAGGCGGTCATCAATCCATCGCCGTCAGGTAAATTCCCATACCGGATATTCAATTGGCAGCGCCGGGCAGGATCGTGGGCTGGCATTGGTGTTGGCGAACAAATATCAATGCCGCAACGTGCTGTTAACGGTGCCGCACGCGCCATGTTCGATAATGCCGGTATCTCTTCTGGCGTACAGATTGTGATTGATCGTGGGTCCATTGAGCCTGCGGACGGTCAGTGGGATGTGGGGCGCAACAAGATATGGTACAAAACTGCCGATGCCACAAGCGATGATGTGAACAAAGCATTTGCTGTATTTGAAGTGCCGAGCCTACAGCAGCAACTGATGAACATCGTGGACTGGGGGATGAAGCAGGCAGAAGAAGCCTCAAGTATTCCATTGGTGACTCAAGGCTTTTCAGGTACATCAACACCCGACACCTACGGTGCCGCACAACTCCAGAACAATAATGCCAACCAATTGCTCCGCGATATTGGGCATCGGATGGATGACAGCATGACGGAGCCTCTGATCTACGAATACTATGATTATCTGCTCCTTGATCCGGATGTGGACGATGATGAAAAAGGCTCGTTCGACATTGATGCGCATGGCACATCCTCGCTCATCGAGCGCTATATCCAGGCGCAGGAAGCCGTCCAATTGCTGCAACTCTCGCTCAATCCGGCTTTCGGGCTGAATCCTAAGCTGGCTATTGAGCAGGTACTAAAATCAAAACATCTTGACGCGAGCAAGTGGCAATACACCGAGCAGGAATTGGCGCAGATGCAGAAGCAGGCATCGCCCATGGCTCCGGTTGTTCAGGCCGCGCAGGTTCGCGCTCAGGGGATGATTCAGGTGGCAACCATCAAAGAGCAGGGGGCCGGGGCTGTGCAGCAGGCAAAAGACCAGACAGCATTGCAGATTAATCAGTCGAAGGATGACCGAGACCGCGAATACAACCAGGCGCTCGCGCAGGAATCTCAGCAAAACGCGCAGGTTGACCTGGAAAAACTTGCCGTCCTTCGCAATACAGCCGACTTGAATTATCGCTTGGCCTTGATGGAATTTTCAGAAAAACGCGGGATTAGTCTCGACACGATCAAGGCCGACCTTGCCTCTACATCCGCCAAGCTGCAAACAGAGGAAAGAATCGCCCTAGCGAATTTAACACATGGGAAGGCCCCCCCGGATGAAGCCCCGATGGAGCCAGCCGTAATGCTGCCTGGGCGAGCAGGTAACGGGCAGGCCTTCGCGCAGACCGGTGGGAGCAAGGCATGAACAAGCCCATCACACCGGAACCCAAGTTCAAGTTGAGCAAAGCGCAGGTCAACAGCCCGATTTGGAATGAGCTGATGAATTATTTTATAGATCGACTGGATCAATTGCGCTGCGAGAACGACAGCAATAAGGACGAAGTGCAGACCGCCAATCATCGCGGGCGCATTGCAGAAATCAAGGCGCTTATCGCGCTTGACAAAGGATTATGAGTAAACCGCGCCACCGCAAGGGACGCAATCAGTAAACGCCGACAAATTGCCGGTGAAATCAAGGAGACGCAGTAATGAGTGAGACATTAGAACAGGAAAAACTGGAAGAACAGAATGCGCTGAATGATTTTAAGTCGGGGTTTGATGGGACTAATGAGCCACCATCGGATGCTGTCGAAAATGATGATCAGGCTTCTGCGCAAGCGGAACTACCCCCTGAGTATGTGCAGGTAACTAAGCAGGAATGGGAATCAACGCTCTCTCGTTTAAACGAGATTGACAATCTCAAGTCTGCCCATGCCAAAACATCCGGGAGTATTGGGACGCTACATCAGGTGATCGAGCAATTAAAAGCTCAGACCAAACCTGGTGCGCCAGTCGAGTTGACGGATGATGTGGTAGATGGGCTTAAAGAGCAGTTTGGTGATGAGTTGAGTGCGGCAGTATTGGGGGTACTGAAGAAGGCATCCCCGGCACTTCGCGGCACCGGACAATCTTTCGACCCG